CAGGTCGGCACCAAGAATAATAGCGTAAGGTTTGGCCTGAGTGGTCGCCAGAACGGTCATGCCATAGGACTTGATGCCCATGATCGGGTCGGAAAGTGGGTATCTCTGGCTGACCGGCCAGGCGTGCGGCTGATACGGCACGGAAAAACAGAGTTGATTGCCTGAATAACCGCATAGGCTCCCGTTCGCCAATGTTGTCAAACCAGTCAAGTCCGCGGGTGGTTGACTCCACAGCAGACTGTCCAGAACCTCTCCCAAGGCAGCAGTGGTGATGGAGTCTGCATAGGTGGTCGTCCCGATATTGATAGACGCCACGAATTGATAGGCTGTGGTCGCGCTGCCGGTGTTGGTCCGGAATATCTCGATAGTAGCGATATTATAGTTGCCGGCAGGGGCAGCATCAATAGCTGACAGATTCACCACCTGGCCGGGCCATACGTCCACAGCCAAAGAAGCTGGGCTTGGAGAGCCCGCTTCACCGTAAGCTGATACATACCGGTAAACGTAAGTCCTGGTTTCTTGTTTGGTCTGATCAATATTAGAGAGGAAGTTCACTTTTGCTGAAGAAAAACTACCGGCCACGAAAAGTTGATTTCCAAAAACAACATTATTCCACAAAATAGAAGACGCCATGGTGCGCATTGCCCAAGTCGTGCCAAGATCAACGGAAACAGCAAAGCGATCATCGCCATATACTATCGCTATGAATTGCCCGTTACCAAAAGCAACGGCGATCCATATCATGGACTGAGGCATCGTTCTAACTGTCCACACAATGCCATCTGGCGATGTCAATGCGATGTTGGAGTTTTTGCCGACCGCCACAAACACGCCATTGCCGAAAGCTACTGAATTGGCATTTGTTGTTATGCTGGCTGGCAAAGCCCGTAACGTCCACGAGACTCCATCAGCGGAAGTCAAAGCGGTGGTTCCCGTCACAGTTATTGCCACGAACTGGCCGTTGCCAAAACACAGGCCCCCTATCGCAAATGGCACATCGTGTTCCGTCCATGTGATGCCATCCGGAGATGTCGCGGCAGCTACTCCGGTGGCTGATTTAGCCAAGAAAATACCACCGCCATACACCACTCCATCCCATGTCGAAGAAGAAGAAAGCACCCTCTGTGTCCATGTGATGCCGTCCGGTGATGTCGCGGCAATGGACGTATTATATGCAACCGCCACAAAAACACCGTTGCCGTATGTGACTGACTGCCAGTTGGTTGTAGTTGGCAAAACCCTGGGGGTCCACGTAACTCCATCAGTAGAGGTGGCTGCAACTGCGCTGTTGTATTTAACCGCCACAAATACGCCATTGCCAAAAGTAACGGTCCATTGTCCTGAAGATGGAAACGTACTCTCTGACCAATCGGGTCCAATAGTAGCTGTAGGTGCATCGTTTGGGGCTGGTATCCCCAGATCATACGACGCCATGGGGTAATCAGTGCCGCCGGTAATAATGAGATCATGGGTGGACATCTTGGGCGTGCCTTCTCCGGTCCAGTAGAGACGTTTGAAGGTGTCATTGGCGAGTGGTCCCTTGGCAACGTCCACGTCCTGAGTCCACGACAGCCAGTATTGCTCCAGGTAGTAATAGATGCTCTGTTTGACCCCTGCTTTCGTGGGGGTGTTGACCACCAAAGGATTGTGCCACGGTCTCAGGCTACCTCCCACCATCTTGCAGTTCTCCGCGACTGTGGCCGCCGTAGGAGGCAAAAGATGGGGATCAGACCGGGGGACAAGCCCCGTGAATTGATTGAGCCTAACGAGCATCGGTATCCGCCTGTGCTGCATTCTCTGCCTGCGCTTTTCCGCCAATGGCGTTGGTGAATCGCTGCATGAATCTTTCTGAAGCGACCATATCGGCGTTGGCCGTATCTTCGGAGAGGGCGCACGATACAATGAAATCGATCAGGGGCTTCTCGAAGATGTCGTCTATGATATCGCCGGTGATGACGCTGATAATAATGGTGATATCGTCTGGGTAAGGCGTCTGCACAATTTCGGCATACCCGGCCGGGTCGGGCTGTGGCGGATACACAAGGAACGTCTGGGAATCGCGTTTGTTAAACATGTAGTTCTTGATTTCCATAGAGGCCTGTGCCGTGTGCCAGCCGGGGTAAAGAACGTCGAGCAGTTCTTGTGCTACAGGGAGTACTGCGGACCCTGGCGTGGTGAGATCCCACATGAAACGATTGACCCGGATGAATTCAAGTCCTGGTATTGTCTGCACCGTCCCAGGAACCAGTTGAATTACAGCTGGCTGGGCAAACGAATTCGGCTTGAGCAACACGATCTGACGTTGGCCTGAATTCAGCCAGCCAACAAGATCCGCATCACTCCAGCGGTACGTTGCGGTCAGGTCGCTCAATACGGCTCTGGCTTTGCTGATTGTTGCTGCTCCTGATATCGCCATGCCGGAACTCCTAGTTGAAATAGTAGGGGGAAGATCCCATTGCGTTGCGCTGACCGGCTTCTATGGTCTGTCGGAACTGCACCTGTCTTGGTGCCCTGAAGGGCAGAACCTCGTCAATCTGCTTGTAGAGAATGGCTGAGAAATTTTTGTCCGTGATGGCGGCCATGCCCATCTGACAGACGGCAATCACCGCCTCCTGAATAGCGAAGTCGAAAAGACTGTTGAAAGGGACCGCATCGGACATCGACTGCAGTTTGACCGGCTTTTTGTAATACTGGCCCATGACGGTTACGTTCGCAATTGGAATAGGAAACATCGTCATAGTCTTGCCGCGCAGATCGTAGAATCGGGGCGTAGCCGGAGCGTTGATTGTGGCTCTCGCCTCTACGGGTAACGGTTCAAGCAACCATCTCTGACCCGAAAGGTACGGTCGTTCGCAGAAGCCGAAAAAGTCCGCTGGCAGGGTAACGGTGGTGGTACTCGTTGTCGGGTCCACCCGTGTCCAGTGAGCGGTGTTGAATGCCTCTGGCACGGATATGGTGAAGGAACAGGTGTAAATCTGGTTGGCGTAGTTGGTTAAATCTCCAATCGCGTAAGTCGCCGCGGGATTGTAGGTAGCCGGCGCTGTGATGGCCTGGGCAAATGAACCTTTAATGATCTCGGACTTTCT